GTCTTCAACCTTAAAGCGCTCTTCGCACTCAAGACGTTCGGCTGGAACATCATCTACACGTTCCCGACCGACAGCGACGTGAGCGAGTTCGTATCCTCCAAGACCAACAAGCTCATTTCGGCCAACCATGACGAGTTCGCCGGGCTCCCGACCGACAACATCGAGCGCAAGGAGCTGAACGGCCGCTTTCTCTTCTTCAAAGGCACCGTCAGCAAGACGGCGGCCATTATGACCTCTTCGGACGTGAACATTCACGACGAGGCGTCGCGGTCCAACCAGGCCATGCTGGAGACGTATAAATCACGCACCAAGGCGTCGCGGTTCAAAGGGCGCTGGCTGTTCAGCAACCCCACCACCGAGAAGGACGCCATAGACCAAGCATGGAAGAAATCCGACCAGAAGGAATGGACGATTGCCTGCGCCGGTTGCGGGCATGAGCAGATATTGCGCTGGCCGGAGAGCATCGACCTGGTGCGCAAATGCTTCCAGTGCGTAGCGTGCAAGAAGGAGCTGACGACCGAGGAACGCCGGAAGGGCAAGTGGGTCGCGCAGAACCCCGGCGCCACCATCAGCGGCTACCATATCTCGCACCTCATGGCCCCGTGGATTACCGCGGCTGAAATCATTGCCGATAGTGAAGGCGACCAGGAGTATTTTTATAACTTCGTCCTGGGCGAGCCGTACAACCCCGGTGACTTGCGGGTGTCCGCCTCCACGATCCTCGACAACTGGACGCCGAAAGACCTCAGCAAGGGCAAGCAGTGGTTCCTTGGCGTGGATGTGGGCAACATCAAGCACTTCGTCCTGGGCACCGAGCTGGGCGTCACGCAGGTAGGCCGCTTCACCAAATGGGAGGAGCTGGACGACCTCATGAAGCTGCACAAGCCTATGCTCGTCATCGACGCCATGCCGGACAACACCATGTCCAAGTACTACGTCGAGCACTACCGCACGGCGCTCATGTCCTTCTTCCAGGAGAATAAGAACAACCCGAAAACGATTGTGTGGTGGGGCGAGAACGACAAAAAAGGCATCGTCTACAGCAACCGCAACCGCATCCTTGACCAGCTCATCGACCAGATACTCAACGCCAAGATTCTATTCGGCCTGCCGTCCGACCAGGAGTTGAAGCGCTACCTGAAGCACTGGGAGACGCTCCGTCGCGTCAAGGTGACGGATACGAAGGGGATTGAAAGCTATGAGTGGGACAGCACCACCGGCGAGGATCACTTCGTCTTCGCCACGCTGTACTATTACCTTGCGACGCTGGGCGCCGGGAGCGGCGTGGTACTGCCCGAGCGCAAGAGCGGCGACAAGCCGTTTATCGGCCGGGACAACGTTGTGGGATCGCTGGACGAATTATCAGATGCTATGGCCGATGCAAACGGATGGAACCAGTAACTCTCACCGTTTCAAAGCAGGAGGCGGAGGCGATTCAGTTGCTCCTCGACTGCGGTGTCTTCGGCATCAAGGGCGGCAGCGCTGAGATTCACTTCGACATGCAAGGCGGCATCAGTGCGGTGAAGGCGAACGTCAACTTGCTCCGCGTGCGGCCCGTGGTGGTCGTTCTGGAAAAGCAATCCGGTTATCCACACAAGCAGACTTTGATTCCGAACGACCCGACCGCATAATAAGGGCGTTCCACTCTCACCGATTACAAGGCGAGTAGGAGCAGGGAAATCGTCCCCGCTTCTGCGCGCCTTTTTTGCTTATGAAAATCTCCGAACTCAACGACGTACAACTCGCCAAACTCGTCGATAACCGCTGGTCTTCCAGCGAAACGGTCTGGGACATTGTCTCCAAGACTTACGAGGCCAATCTCAAGGTGTACAAGAACGAGCCGGACTGGCTCAAAGACTTGCCGCGCAAGAAATCCAAGGTGCGCGCTAACCGCATCTTCGTGGACACTGAGGCGGTCATTAACACGCTCATCGCCAATCCGCCGAAGCCGACCATGCTCCCGGCACGCGACACGCCCCAAGCCAAGATTCTCGCCACGCAGAAGGAGAAGTATTTCCAAATCAAATACGACGAACGCAACGTCAAGGAGGTCGTCCGCAAAGGCCTCCGCAATCTCTATTTCAGCCGCCTGTTGGTCCTCAAGCCCTACTGGGACCCGAAGATAAACGATTTCAACGTGCGGGCGCTCGACCCGCGCAAGGTGCGCCTGGGCAAGAAGGCCACCAAAGAGGACGACAGCGAGTTCGCGATCGAGGAGATTGACGACAGCCTCTCGTCGGTGTTGCGCCGCTTCCCGGCGAAGAAAACCGACATCCTCAAGAAGTACGGCTACACCAGCGACGCCGACGTGCTCATTGAGAATCCGGACTGCACCTACAAAGAGGCGTGGATACGCGACACCGTCATTTTCAAGCTCGATAACATCATCCTCGGTAAAATCCGCAATCCGTACTGGGACTGGGATGGCGTGCTCATTACGCCCGAGGAAGAGCAGCAGCTCGCCAACGCGGAGACGCCGGATGCGCGCCGCACCGTCATGCAGGGCATCAAGCAGCAGCAGGACACCCGCAAGGCCGCTCTACAAGCGCGCGTAGCCGCCGCCAAAGCCCAGGCCACGGCGCAACCGGGGCAGCCGCAGGCTCCGGCAGCACAGCAGGAAGGCGATACCGCACCGGCGCTTGAGAACGTGGACGAGCCCATTTCCTTCAACAGCTACTACTTCAACCACTTCGACCAGCCGCGGAAGCCGTACATCATCGCGACCGTTTTCAACAACGAGAACTCGCCTATCGGCCAGACCGACATGATTACGCAGGCCGCTCCGCTCCAGGAGAACGTGGACGAGACGAAGCGCGACATCACTACGAACGCCCGCGTCGTCAACGGCGTTTGGCTTATCGACAGCACGGTAATGGATAAGGCCGACGCCCAGAAGCTCAACGCCGATGCAGACGGCAAGATTTGGGGCAAAGGGGTTGCCGCTGGCGTTAAGCGTGAGACGGGCCCGGCGCTCCCGGCATTTGTCGTCGAGAACATGCAGGACAGCCGCAGCGAGATAGACAACATCATGGCCGCGTCGTCAGCGTTCCGCGGCGAGCGCGAAGGCACGGAAACGAAAGGCGGACGCCTCGCCCTGGTGGACCAGTCTTACCTCCGCCTCAACGAGCTGGTGCAGGTCACCGACTATGTGAGCTACGAGCTTTTCAATTGGTTCTATCAGCTCTCCAAGGTCCGCTACACCGAGCATCACTACGCCAAGACGATGGGCAAGGACATGGCGACCCAGATGATTACGCTCACCCAGGACGACTTCGAGGACGGCGAAGAGGTACGCATCATCCCCGGCAAGACGCTTCCCGAAGACCGCCAGTTCCGCTTCCAGCTCGCGCAGGATGACGTTGCCAAGGGCATCATCGCTCCGAGCGACTACCTCGAAGTGGCCGGATACGAGATGCCGCAGGAGAAGGCCAAAAACGCCGTCAAATACAAACTCAACCCTGCGATGGCCGTGGGCATGTCGCAGCAGGATATTCAGCAGTACGTCCCGCAACAGCCGCACGACAAGATTTCTGTCGTGGTCGCCTACAAAGACCTTCCGCCGGACGGCCAGGTACAGCTCGCAGGCCAGATAGGGCTGAAGCTCGACCCGCACATAGTCGTCGGGGAGAAGATGAAAGAGCACGCAGACGCGAAGAAGGCCGCGGACGCGAAGACGGAGGCGCTCAACAAGGCGCCGGTGAAGTCACCCATACAGGTGTAGGTGCGTGTCCTGAGCACGACGGTAAACTGCTCGCATTACCAGTAACCACACAACGACATGATGGACGAAGAAATAGTCGTTCCGGCCGCAGAGGAGCAGGTTGCTCCCGAAGCAGCGCCCGAGCCGACCGCAGAAGTCTCCGCAGAGCCGGTCACCGAAGTCGTTCCGGAAGTTCCCGCAGAGTAGCTCTTTAACAGACTAGTTTGACCAAGCAGCGCGCCGCAGCCGAAAGGCCAAGCCCAGCGCGAGGGCAGTCACAACACAATGCCTGAACCAGTAATGGAGTTGACCGACAGTGTTCCCGCTCCGGCGGCAGCACCAAGTCCGGATGCAACGCCAGCAGCTCCCGCAGCAGACGCCCCGGCACCCGCAGCTCCGGCCGCGGACAAGCCCGCAGACGCTCCCGCAGATAAGCCCGCTGAAACGCCAGCCGCCGAGCTCTTTGAGCTCCCCGACGGCAGGAAGGTGGACGCGGCAACCTTGCAGAAGGAGTGGAAGGAAAACTTCTACCCCGAGTACACCCGCAAATCTCAAAAGCTTGCCGCTTACGAGGGGGTGGACAAACCGAACATTACCAAGACAGACGAACCGGAATGGAAGAAACCGGACTACGTTCCGAAAACCTACGGTGAGGTGATTGAGCTTGCGACCCAAGAGGCGCAACGCCAGATCACCGCAACCGCGCAGGCTGAGCGAGAAAGAGTGGCGAACATCACCGCACAGGTGAATGCAGAAGTTGCCGAGCTAAAGAAAGCTGACCCGCAACTCGACGAAAACGCCCTCTTCGTTCACGCGACCAAGTACGGCTTCCAGAACCTCAAGGCCGCGCATGCCAACATGGTTGATATGCGGGGCATCGTTGCCCGAACTGAGCAGACCGTCATCAAAAACCTGAAGACCCGCGAAGCGGACCCCGTTTCGACCGGAGCATCAGGAGCGCCGACAACCGACGAGGGGTATGACCCCAATGACGCAGGCCAGTTCTCCAGCGCGCTTGAGTTCTTCCAGTCCCGTCTGAAAAAATAACATTACCCAATATGCAATTCTCTGAAGCAGTCACCTCGGTCACCCGGCACTACATCGTGCCCAAGGTGTACGACACCGTGACCAAAGGCTCCCCCGTCCTCATGAAGCTCTTGCAGAACGCAAAGCCCTGGAGGACCGGTACGAGCTACGACGTAATCGTCAAATACCAGGACTCCACGAACGGCGGAAACACCGGCATCGCTGACCGCCTCGATACGGACCGCCAGAACGTCCGCACGACGATGCAGTTCAATCCGAAGATGGTCTACAAGCCCATCGTCGTCGCCAACATCGAAACGACCCTCAACCAGGGCGATGAAGCGATTATCGACCTGCTTGATACCGAGTTTGATTCCCAGGCGCAGTCCCTCATGAACCTCATGTCTGGTAACCTCTACACGGGCACCGGTTCGGGCAACAACTGGGACAGCCTCGCCAACGCCGCAGACGACAGCACCAACTACGCCACCTACGGCGGCCTCTCGCGCTCGACCTACACCTCGCTCAAGGGCTACTACCTCGCTTCCGCAGGGTCTACGACTCTTGCCAAGCTTGCTACCGCCTACGACGCGGTGCTTGTCGGCACCGAGGCTCCCGACATCATCGCGACCACCAAGAGCATCTGGAGCACCTACGAGTCGCTCCTCACGCCGACGGTGCGCGCGGGATACACGCAGAACGGCTATCCGCAGATGAACGCCTTCGGCATGGTCTCCGGCGCCAACGCGCTCGCGGGCCAGCAGGGCTTCAACGTCCTGTTCTTCCGCGGCACGCCGGTCGTCCGCGACGAGCAGATTCCGTCAGGCAAAATCTTCCTCATCAACACCAATGCGTTCGGCTTTAAGGGCATCAACCTGAAGGGTTCCAATCTCAAGCAGGTGAACTTCAAGAAGAAGAGCGACAGCGTACCGGCGGGCGTTCCCGGCCGCGTACCGTCCACGCTCGGCTTCAACTTCCGCGACATGATGAGCCCGGTAGACCAGCTCGCAGAGGTCGGCCACATCATCTATGCCGGTAACTTCATCGGCGAGAATCCGCGCCTCTTGGGCCAGCTCACCGGTGCATCCTAAAAAATAATCGCCCTTGACCCCGCGCAATAGCGGGAGAAGGCACCCAAAAGAATTATGCTTAGCCAATACATCCCAGCACTCAAGTACGGCAACAAGCTCGACGCCTCCACCGAGTTGGATACGTCCGGCGCGCTCGCCTACACCGGCGCAGTGACGCTGGCTTCCACGCTCGGTGTTACGGGCCTGACGACCGCAACCGGCGGCATTACGGTGCCGACCGGCAAGACGGTCGCTGTGACCGACAGCGCGGGCCTCACCGCCAACTCGGTCATCGTACCGATGTACGAGTTGCTGACCGATAACCAGAACCAGGTAGCCGCCGCTTCGTATGCGGTATCCCACACCATCTTCGTGAACGACAACGTGTCGGGCACCTACAAAATCGCGGCGGTGTCGGTTTCCTTCGGGACGGCTTCCACGTCGGGAACGCTCCAGGTTGAAGTGGCGACCGGCACGCAGGCCATCGCCGCAGGTACCAACAACCTTACGGGCACCATATCGCTCAGCGGTACGGCCAACACGACGGTGAACGGCACCGTTATTGGTAGCCCTACCACCATCGCCGCGGGCAACCGCATCAACCTTATCTTCGGTGGCACGGTCACGAACCTCGCCAACGCGACGATAACGGTCGTTCTGCAACGCCTCAGCTAGATTACTTAATTAAGGGAGCGCTGCTCCCGAATGGCCGGAGGTTAAGAGCCAAAGGCTGCAATCAACACTTATGAATCAGATTACTTTCCGCAGCGTCAAACAAACCACGCAGAACCAGGGCGAGTTCAAACTCGGCCAGCGCGCCGTCACTCCGGACGGCCGCGAGTGGGTCTATGTCAAGGCGAGCGCCGCAGTCGGCACCGCAGGCATGGTGGTTGTTCCCGCAGCGGTTACGTCGGTCGGAACGACTATCTCGTCTTCGAACGACTCGCAGGGCCGCACCGTCTTCATCACTAAGGCTTCGGCCGGGTGGACGGTAGGCGCGTTCGATGATGGCACGGTCCACATCGACAACGGCACCGGTGAAGGCCAGGTCGCCAAGATCAAGACCAACACCGCCGACACCCTGGAGCTCTACCCGGAGGACGCGCTCGCTACGGCGCTCTCCACCGACTCCACGATGAAGATTTGGACCAACAACCTCGTCCGCAAGTCTCTGACCTCCACGAAGGTCCAGAACGCGGTCGGCGTGGTCCAGGTCGCGTTCGCATCCGGCGATTACGGCTGGGCTTTGACCCGCGGTATCGGCGCTGTCATCTCTGACACCGCAGGCACCATAGGCAAGTCCCTCGTTACCGGCGGCTCGACCGCTGGCGAAGCAACTATCGGTACTACCGGCAAGGGCGGCTTCGACGAGCAGATCGTCGCAGTAGTCATATCGGCCAGCACCAACGTGGACAAAGCGCAGCAGGCGTTTGTCACGCTCAGTTAGCCATTGCCTCTGCCTCTCAATCCGGGAGGCAGAATGCAGTGTCGAACTGCACCGGGAACGGCGAAGCCCGGCATTATCAAGTCACTCAATCATCATGAACGAGAACGACACAAAAATAGTTCGGATCACGAACATCACGAGCTTTGATTTCACCCCAGAAATGGGCGCCATGTACGATGGCCGCCAGTTTCCTCTTCGCGCGGGCGAGACGAAGCTGTTCCCTTTAACAGTCGGTGAGCACCTCGCGACGCACCTTGCGCGCCAGATACTTATCCAGAAGGCGCCGGTACGCGACGCCAAAGAGACCGACGGCCGCGGCACCGACCGCCCCTTGTGGGACGATGGAGCCATTGCAGGCCTCAAGGCGCAGATTATGACCGAGGTGTACGAGGAGGCGAGAACTCCCGTCCAGACCCCGGCCGACGCAGTGGTCAAGAAAGTCGAAGACCTCAACAAGGTCGCCGAAGGCACAGACACGCCGCCGGTATCCGCCACTGGATACAAAGACAAGGCGGAAGTAATCGCCGAGCTCAACAAGCGCGGCATCAAGTTCGACGCCCGGAAAAGCAAGGCAGACTTGGAGAAGCTACTCGCGTAGCCCTCAGCCGGGTTGTCTTGACAGTGCACGCCACACGGGACCTCGAAATCTCACCCGGCATATGAACATCACCCTAGACCATGAAAAATTCAGCGCAGTTGAAGAACTCTCGAAAATCCACACCGCCATCGTGGAAGGGAGGGCCGCGCTCGAAACGCTCAAAGGGAGCACGGAGGAATACCTCACCGGCCGCGAAAAAGAAGCCGTTGAGCGCATCGCCAAAATCCTCGACGAAAGCCGCACGGCCCTGGACGAAGTTGCCGCGAACCACGAAGCCCTCACCAAGTACGGCGTTGAACTCCGCGGCTACGCAAACCTTCTCTCCGCCCTCAGTAAAGACCTCACGGCCTTTGCTCTACTCCTTCGCGAGCGCATGGCATCGGCTGATGCGGCTCTTAGCGCGAAGCTGGCGGAAATTAACGAGGCAAAGCGCGACCTCAAGGCTGTCCACGCTGACATCATCGAAGACCGGAAGCAGCTCGCCCGCGAGCAGATGGGTATCAACGAGGAGCGCCGACTTCTCAAAGACCAGCGCGAAGCGTTCGAACGGGCATGGGGAGAATTAATCGCTAAGCAGTCCGCCACTTAATGTATGCAATCTAAACGAGACGAAAATTTTATCCCCGCTGTCTTCGGCGTTTCGAGCGTTGACGGCGTTACCCCTACCGCCATTTATGTAGACCCGACCACGCATCGGATGTACGCGGATGTTTCCATATCCAGCGTCACCGTCTCGGGCAGCAAGACCAACAACAACGCAGCACCCGGCGCGACCAACCTTGGCGTACTCCCCGCGATAGCGAACGCCGCGGCGCCTTCCTACACCGAAGGCAACCAGGTGCTTCTCTCAACTGATCTTGCGGGCAACTTGCGTGTCACCGGTTCTATTTCAGTCGGCGGCACGACCGACAATAGTGCCTTCACCGCGGGTACCTCTAGCGGCACCCCGTCGATGGCGTTCTACCACAGCACCATAGACACCGTGACCGATGGACGTTCTGCCGCCCTCGGCATGACTTCCAAGCGCGCGCTGTTCGTCAACCTCCAGAACGCGAGCGGCACCGAAGTGGGCACCTCAGCCGCTCCGCTTCAGGTAACCCTCGCTAACACCGGCGCGAATGCCACGGCAGTCAAAGTGGACGGCTCAGCAGTCACTCAGCCGGTGTCGGGAACCATTACCGCCAACCAAGGCGGCACCTGGACCGTTCAGCCCGGCAACACCGCGAACACGACCGCATGGAAGGTAGACGGTTCGGCAGTAACGCAGCCGGTCTCCGGCACCATAACGGCGAACGCAGGCACCAACCTCAACACCTCGTTGCTTGCGCTTGAAAGCGGCGGAAATCTCGCAACGATAGCCGCGCCCGTAGTGTCCCAGGGAACGGCGCTC